ATATATTAATTAAATTATGTCATCTATAGTAGATAAATTTATTGAAAATAATAAAAATTTTTTACCAACTAAATTTGATGAAATAACAGAATTTAAAGAATATAAAAAAAAAATATATAAAGATACCAGAAATGAAATAAATACTGAAAAAAAAAATGAAGAAAATATATATGATAATATTGGAATTAAAGAAATAAAAAGTAATAATAATAAAGAAATTGATATAAAATGGTATGATATTACAAAAAGTGATCATCCATTATGGATTAATGAAAATACATTACCAAAAAGATTAACTAGATTTGTAGATGAAAGATATATTTTAACAGATACAAATGAATATTCTCAAAAAATAATGGTAGTATTAGGTTTAATTATTATTATTATTACTATAATTGAGCTTTATATAAGAGAATTTAAAAATGATAAATATAAAATTAAAGAAACTAATATTCAATTAAAATTAACATTATCAGTATTAAAAATATTTTCATCATTTGCCTTTTTATATTATTTTATTCCTAATTTAATTTTAAGAACTAGTAAACCTAATGATGATACTATTCAATTAGATAAGAATATTTAAATAAATAAAAATAAATAAAAATAAATTATAAATAATATAAATATAATTTATTTTTATTTTTTTTCATTAATGAATTTGTATCAAATAATAAATTATTTACATTTCGATGAATATTTTTTAAAATATTATTTTTATATAAATAATAATTATAAAATATTCTTTCATACATAATAAAATACATATTATATTTACCAGAATTTAATAAACATATTTTAAAAGCATATGGATGTAAATAATATATAATTTTAGTTTTTTTAAAAAATAGAATTTTTTTAGTTATTTTTTTAATTATATAATCTCTATTTAATTTTAGTTGAGATTTTTTTATTATTTTTTTTATATCTTTATTATTATTAATATTTAATATTGAAAATTCATGAGATGAAATGCAAAATTTATTATTTACATTATCTTGATCAGATATATTAGTAATATCTAATTTTAATAAATATTTAATAAATCCACTATTGAAATTACCACCAACTGAATCTACAATATAATCTATATAATCATATAAATCTAAATTAATATTATTTTTTATTAAATAATCATTATATTGCGATATCCAAATTATATTATTCATTTTATATCTAAATATTTTATCTAAATTTAAATGATAATATTTTATCTAAATTTAAATGATAATATTTTATTATAAAATAAATTTCTAAATTTCATAAAATCCCAATTTTTTTTATTTTAATAGTATAATATTATATATTGTATTGTTATTTTATAAAATAGATTATATTTTTCTTCTATTTTCCCAATATATAATATTGGTGTTTTAGAAATTTATTGGTGTTTTAAGAAATGTTATAATAAGTAATGTTAATTTAAATATTCTTAACTAAATATTCTTCTAAATCCCCAAAATAAAAATTGGATTATAAGAAAAATATATTTTAATATAAATAATTATATTATATAATATAATATGTATAAATGTGAAAATTGTAATAAAGAATTTAAATATGAATCTAAATTAAATGAACATAAAAATAGAAAAAATCCATGCAATAAAGAAAAAAAAGAATATAATTGTGAATATTGTAATATAAATTTTACATGTTATTCTAATAAAAATAAACATGAAAAAACAATAAAACATATTAATAATTATAATAAATATATACAAAATAATGTAAATGGAGATAATATAGCAGGAGATCAAATTAATAATATTATTAATTTAACATTAAATGTAAAACCGTTTTTAGAATCAGAATTAATAGGATTAAATAATTTATTAGATGATATAGTTAATAATATTTATTTAGAAGAAATTAAAAATAAAAACGGTATAAAAAATATGAATATACCAAAATTAATTAATGGATTAATTTTAATATTAGAAAAAGTAAATTTTAATGTTTCGTTTGAAGAAAATCATAATTGTAAAATTTTATTAATGTTTCCAGGAATAAATAAATCAGTATATGAATATTTAGTATTAGAAGTAGATCCGATTAGTAAAAAAATGATTTGGAAAAGATTAGAATATAAATTCTTTTTAATTGAAATATTTAAATTATGTAGAAAAATTGGAAAAAAATATACAAATGAAAATTATATAGAATATATAAATATTATACAAGATCAAATATTAGATAAAAATTTATTAATACATAAAGAATATATAGAATCAGAATTAAATAAATTATATATTAATTTTAATAAAAATCAAGAAAAAAAAGATAGAGAAATTAAGATAGAATTTGATGAAAAATTAAATGAATATAAAGAATATAGAAATAATGAACTAAGATTAAATAACGGTTATACACCAACTATTAAAAATAGTTTAATTACTTAGAATTTTTTAATAAATATATTTCATCTTTTAATGTATCATCATATAATGGATTATATGTTACATCAGTAGAACAATAATTAAATTTATTTATTTTATAATTAATAGGATGATATATATTAATTTCAATAGCGTTTTCTAATAAAAATCTAAAAATATACCAAAAATCTTTATTATGACCGGGTGTATGAGTACAATTATGTGATAATTCGTGTAATGCGACAAACATAATTTCATTATCATCATGAAAATTATAATTATTATATTTTCTTAAACATAAATATATATTATTACCTTTATTTACATTATATGAAGTTAATACATTTTTTTTTTCAGGGAAATTTTCAATAATAGTATTTGATTTATAACTATTATTTAATTCCTTTAAAGTATTTCTAATAAATATATGTTTGCGTGATTTAATAAGTATATTATTATATAACTGTTTATCTAAATTTTCATCAGAATATTTTTTATTTAAATATGATATTAATTTTTGAATATTTTGGTCAATAGTATATATTATTTGAGCTGCATTTTTACTATCATTTTTATCTGATAATACTTCAATATGTTGATCTTTTATTTTATAAGTTATATATTTTAAATTACATGTATTAAATAATAAGAAAGCAGCAATAAAAATAATAAATAAAAATAATAATTTAAAAAAATGTATAAAAGAAAAATTATCATTAATAATAAAAAGTATACAAAATAATATTAATAGAACAAAAAATAAAATTTTTTTATTCTTCATTATAATTAAATATTCTTTATATAATAAATAATATTTAAATTATTAAATTTTATTTAAATAAATTTCATCATCCAATGATTTATCATAAATTGGATTATAAGTAATTTTCATACTACAATAATTTACATTATTATTACGATAATTTACATTTTTATATATACCTGCTTCAATAGCATTTTCTAATAAAAATCTAAAAATATACCAAAATGATAAATCGTGTCCATAACTTATATTACAACTATGTGCTAATTCATGAATACTAACAAATAAAATATCATTAAATTGATGAAATTCACTAGGATTTTTAAAATCTCTTAAACATAAAGATATTAAATCACCTTTATTTAAATTATAAGAAACATCTTTACCAGGGGTAATTGGAAAATTTTCTTTAAGTGAATCAGATTCATAAGTTTTATTTAATCTTTTAATAATTGTTTTAATAATTTCTTTTTTTTTATTTGGAATATTCATATGATTAATATTTTTATATTTTTTTGTAATATAATCTATAAGATTAACTAAATTATTATCAATTTTATGTAATATAATGGCAGCATCTATAGAATTAGTATCTTTATCTAAAACTTTATAAATTTTACCATTAATATTATAGTCAATAAAAGAATCATAAATTAAATAATCAGAAAACAAATAAAATAAAAACATCATAAAAAATATTAAAATTCCACATTTAATCTGTCCATCAGTCATTGTAAAGTTTATAGGTGATATTTAAAATAAATAAGTTAATATATAATATTAAATATTTTCATATTTAAGATTAATTAATTAATTATAAATATAATATAATAGTTTTTTTATATTAAAATGTGTGGTATTTTCTGTATTTATCATAAAAATGGGTTTAATTTATCAGATAAAGAATTTTTTAATAAAATTAATAAAAATTGTAAAACATTAAATCATAGAGGTTATACGAATAGTTCAAAAATAATCAATAATAAATTATTTATGTATCATAATAGATTAGCAATTAATGATATATCTATGGATGGTGAGCAACCGATGCTTAATAATGATATTATTATTATAGTTAATGGTGAATTTTATAATTATAATGAATTATATAATATAATTAAAAAAGATTTACCAGAATATAAATTTATTTCAAAATCTGATTCTGAAATTATTATTCCATTATATTTATTATATGGTACACAATTTATTAAATTTCTTAAAGGGATGTATAGTTTTATATTATATGATATTAAAAAGGATATATTAATAGCTGCACGAGATCATATAGGTATAGTATCATTTTATTATTTAAAAAATAAAGATACTATTATGTTTAGTTCTGAAATGAAAGCATTAATAAATTTACATACTAATAATAATATTCATATTTTTGAACCAGGTAATGTATTTATTAATAATGAATTTTATAATAGTTATTTAATAAAATGGAAAGAAATTGATTATATTCCAAATAATAAATATAATAAAGAAGAATTAGAAATGAGATTAACAAAATCAGTATTATCACATACATTATCTGATGTACCGATTGGTATATTATTATCTGGTGGATTAGATAGTTCTTTAATAGCATCAATTATGTGTAAATTACAAAAAGAAAAAAAAATTAACAATTTAATTAGAACATATACAATTGGTTTTGAAAATGCTACTGATATTATTGCTGCAGAAAAAGTAGCTGATTATTTAGGTTCAGATCATACATCTTATATTTTTACAAAAGAAGATGGAATAGATGCAATTCGTGATATTATATATTATTTAGAAACATATGATATTACTACAATTAGAGCATCTATTCCAATGTATTTATTAACACGTGAAATTAAAAATGATAGTGATATTAAAGTATTACTATCAGGAGAAGGTTCAGATGAATTATTTGGAGGATATTTATATTTTCATAAAGCACCAAATAAAGAAGAATTTCAAAAAGAATTAATTGATAAAATGAGTAAATTACATAAATATGATTGTTTAAGAGCACATAAATCATGTATGGCAAATACAATAGAAATTCGAGTACCATTTTTAGATAAGGATTTTATAGATTATGTAATGAATATAGATCCAGAATATAAAATGATTAAAAAAGAAAATAAAAATATTGAAAAATATATTTTAAGAGAAGCATTTGACAATAATTATTTACCTGAAGAAATTCTATGGCGCCAAAAAGACCAATTTTCCGATGCAGTTTCATCTAAAGAAGAAAATTGGATTGATTCACTAAAAAATTATGCAGAATCATTAGTATCAGATAAAGAATTTAAAAATAGGAAAAAAAAATTTCCATTAAATACACCAATTAGTAAAGAACATTATCTATATAGAAAAATATTTGAAGAATTTTATCCACATAAAGCATGCATTCAAACAGTAGAGCATAATTCCAAATCAATTGCTTGTTCAACTCAACGTGGATTAAAATGGATGAATTTAAAAGAAAATAGTAAATTAAATGACGCATCCGGTAAATCTATTATTGATGTATATAATAATTAATTAGTTATTGAAATAAATTTATTATTTTTTAACTCATCATATATTTTATCTAATTTAACATTAATAATAGCATTTAAAGAATGTTTTAATTTATTTTGATATAAATTAAAATTATACATACATTGTTCTAATGTTAAATAAATATCAATATATAAATGATTAGAATATAATAAACATTTTTTAAAAGCAAACGGAGTAAATTTATATTCAGATTCTAATTGTTTAGTATCTTTATTATTTTTTTTTCTAACTCGATAATCTTTATCGTGTATTAAATTATTTTTAATAATTAAATCATTAATTAATGTATTATTATTAATTAAACTATATGTTTGAAGTATATTTTCATCAATAGAAAAATCGAATATATTATCATTTAAAGAAAATAAATATTTAATAGTGTTTAATTTAAGATGTTTAAATAAAGAATGATGAATATATTCAATATATTCAAGAAAATTTAAATCCATAGAATTTTGAACTAAATAAATATTAAATTCATTAAAATTATCAAAAGAATTTTTTTTAGTCATATTAAAAAATATATTAATTAATAATACATATGTTAAAATAAATATACATAAATATAAATATATATAAATATGAAATTAATTATAAATTATAAAATTCCGATTTATAATAAAAATAAATTAGAGAAATTTGAGATAAAAAATAAATATATAATAGATTATAAATTAACAAAAAAAGGAGGAGATATATTTGATACTTTATCATTAAATGATATTTTTATTCAAAAAGATATAGAAAAAAAAGATAAAATAATAAAAGAAGAAAACTATGATAAAAAGGAAAATAAGATTAATAATATTAAATTAAATGAAAATTTAACAATAATAAATTTAAAAGAATTAATATATTATTTAACGAATATAACAATTGAAAATCAACATATAGAATTAAATAATAAAATTAATAAACAATATGAATTAATAGATTATAATTATGAAAATATATCATTATCATTACAAGTTAATACATTATTTCATAGTTTAAATATAGAATCATTAGAATATATAGAAAATATATTTATAGATTTTAATCTAGTAAATAATAGAAATTTATATAGAATTAAAGCACATGATGAGATAAAAAGAATAAAAAATATATTTAATATAAATAATGATAATGAGATAGATATATATAATTTAGATGATTTTATATTAAATAAAGAAATAATATTACAACAAATTAATCAAGATAATGAGATTAATAATATAATATATTATGGATTTATAGAAAAATATTTTCCTATGTATAATTATGAATTATTTCAATTATATTTAAATAATGAATCGAAAACAGATATTTATCCAAAATTAAATAAAAAAAAAAACAATATATTAAATAAAATTAATAATTTAAATGAATTAGTTCAAGAACATAAAAAAAAATATAATATAAATGAGAATATTAAAGGATTAATCTATAAAATTAGTAGTTATCTTAATAATAAAACATATAATTTACAAGATATATTTAATAATATAGAATTAATTAAAATAGAGAATTTAGTTAAAATAGAAATACAATTATATTTATCAGATAAATATATATATTATGAAAAAATAAATATATTAAATCGAATAGAAAATAGTACATTATATTTATTATCAAGTAATTACGATAAAAATGTATTAGTATTTTTAATATATATATCAAATAATAAATATAAACTGAAAAATATTCCAATATATATTATATTAGATGAATATGGTAATTATAATATTCATTTAATAATAGATGAAATATTAGAATTAAAAATAAGAGATTTTACATCAATTATACAAATAGAGGTAAATAATTTTATAAAATCATTAAAAAAACAATATAATATAGAATTAAATGAGATTACTGAATATAATATAAGTTTAGATAAAATAAATATAAATATATTATATAATAATATATTTTCTAATAGTGATTTTATAAAATTAATAGAACAAATAAATAAATATTCGATAACAGATGTATATAATATAATAAATATAGATTATAATTTAAATATAATAGAATTATCAACATTAATAATAGATTATGAATCAATATATAATATAGATTTTGATAAATATACAAATAATTATTATGAATATTATTTAGATTCCGAATTAAAAGAAAAATACAATAAACAACTTAATTTACCAAAAATTATAATATCACATAGAATTAAAGATATAAAGATAGAGATAAAAAATATTAATAAAAATGAGATAGATTATATAAAAAGAATAATTTTATTTTTAATATCATCAATAGAAATAAAATCGAATAAAATAGAAAAGAATTTAAATAGAGAAGATAATAAATTAAAAAAATTAAAAGAATTAGATCCCTTATTATACATAATAAATAAAAAGAATACTCAAAATTTATATTCTAGAAAATGTCAATCATCACAACAACCAGAAATAATAACAAAAAATGAAATTAAAAATAAGAAAATTAAAAATTATATTAAATATTGGAATTTTACAAATAATAAAGATGAATATTATTATTGTCCAAATAAAAAATATCCTTATGTTAAATTTTTAACAAATTTACATCCACAAAATTATTGTATACCGTGCTGTAAAAAGAAATCAATGGATAATATTAAAATTAAATCAAAATATGAAAGTATACATAATAAATGTTTAGAGAATTATATATATGATAAAAAAAATTTAGAAATAGAGACAGATAGTAAATCGAGATATATAATTAATTATTCTAATAAAATGTTAATAGAAAATAATAGATTAATGGAAATACCATTATTATTAAAGAATATTATTAAAAAATCATTTAAAAGTGATAATATACTTGATAATGGAATAATATATAATTATTATATATATGGTCTTAATCAAAATTTATCAAATATAAATAATATAGGAATATTATTTATAATATCAATAATATTAAATAATACAATAAATGATACGATTGACTTAATTAAAGATTTTTTAATAAAAAATCCGAATATATTTCCATTATTATTAAATGGTAAACTAATTAAATATTATCAAAATTTAACATCATTTTTAATAGTATATAATAATATATTTCAAAGTAAAATAATATTAAAAAATATTAATTATGAATTTACAAAATGGAATGAATTATTTATAGATATAGCCAAATATTTAGGTATAATATCTATTATATTTGAAGAAGATAATAATGATAATATTAATTTAATATTACCAAAACGAATATATAATATTAATGAATATATTATAAATAATAATAATTATAAATATACAATTATAATTAAACGTATATATAAAAATAATGTAATATATTATCCAATTTTTAAATTAAATTATAAAGAATATTATAACAATAATATAATTAAATATAAAGTATTTAATTATAATGATAATATTATTCAAATAATTAAACATATTATATCTACAAAATTAGAAACGAATATTGATAATTTAAATATTACAATAATATTAAAATTTATATTTGATAATAAATCATATAATATTGAAAAATATTATATTAATAGAAAAAATGAAGTATATGCATTATTAATCAAAAATAAACATAAAAAATATATATATTTTAATATTATGTCTCAATCATTAAGTAATATAATATATTCAGAATTATTAAATAATAAATTATATAGTTATAAAAATTTTAATAATGAATATAAATTAGAATTTATAACATTATATAATTTTATAATAGAATTAAATACATATATATATTCTCAAAATAAAGATAAATATTCAGAGATATATTATAAAATATTAAGTAATGAAATATTAATAAATAATATAAAAAATAAGAATATATTTAACTTAACAGAAAACGAATTATTAAAAAATTCAACAATTAAATTAGAAGAATTAAAACTAATACCTTATATATATATAAATAATATAATAATAAATAATGAAAAGATCATTGGATTTAGTAGTAATAATTTAAATTTATATATAAATGAAAATATGACAATAATAAATAGTAAAAATATTTTAGAAGAAGATATTAATAAAATATTAAAATTAATTAAAAAACAGAATATTAATAAAGAAGATTTAATAAAAATATTAACAAGATTTTTTAAATTAGAAGATAATAATTCAAAAGTATTTAATAAAATAATAGAAAATTCAAAATATAAAATAATAAAAGACTATTATAATTATTATCAATTATATTATTATAATCCATTAACAATAAATAATATAATAGTAAATAATGAAGAATATAAAGATACAAGATATAAAGAATTAAATAATGCGATATATGAAACTAATATATATAATTTATTATTAATAACTATAATACAGCAAATATATAAATTAAAAAATAAAAAATTAAGGTCAGATATAATACATATAATATCTAATTTAGAGAATACAGATATAAATAAAATAATAATATATCAAAAAAATGAAAAAATAAATAGTATAATTAATAATTTAAATTTAAAAAATGTAAATAATACATTATATGAAGATTATCAATATAAATTAAAAATCTATAATCAAATAATATTTTTCTTAAAAAATATATCAATAAAAAATAAAGAAAAACCGATAAAAGAATTAAAAAAAATAATAATAGATAAATTTAATAATATAACTTTTAATTTTGATAATTTATATTTATATGAATTATTAAATAAAACAAAAAATGATTTTATTAAAGAGATAACAAAAATATTACAACAAAATATTATATATAAAAGTGTAAATAAAAAAGAAACTATTTTAGAATTAACATCGTGTAATAATATTAATAAATCATATTATTGCGAGAATAAAAAATTAATAATAACAAAAGAATCATATAATAAATTAATAGATATATTTTATTATGATATTACAAATAAATATAAACAAAAAATATTATTAAATTTAGTAAATTATAATATTAATAATATATATAAATTTAAATATTTTATTAACGAAAAAATTTACATATATTTATAATATAAATAATGGATTCTGAAAAACTTAATATAAATGATATTAAAATAAAAAATTTAAAAGAACAAGATGAATTAAAAATTAAAACAGGTGATTTATTTCAAGTAAGTAATAAATTATATGAAAATACTAATATTAAAATAGGTATAATTCTATTTTTTATATATATAATATTAAATTTAGATATTTTTATAGAAAATGTATTATCTAAAATATTTAATAATGTTTATGATCATAATAATGATAAAATATTAGCAAGAGGTTTAATTATAAATGGAATAATATTATCATTATTATATATGCTATTAGATTTATTAAATAAAAAAAATATTATATAAAATAGAATTAAAATAATTATTTATTATATAAAATAGAATCTATATTTTTTTCAATTAAATAGATAATTATATTTTTAATATTATTAGATTCAACTAAAGTATTTGAACCATCAATATTTATTTTACCAGAAGAGAAAATTTTAACAGTAGTTAGTTTATTATCATTATCAGGGATTGGTGTTTTAAATTTTAAAATAATACCTGTATATCTTTCAGGGAAAAATTTAATTAAAGATAATTCTAAATGATATAATTTATAAATATCTAAAGTATATTGGTCATTTTTATAATTTAATAAAATATTTTGAAATTTATATAAATCAATAAAAATATTTTGTTGAATTAAATTAAATTTATAATTTCTCATAATAGATTTAATATATACAATATCAATATTTTTTTCAGAATCTATTTTAATATTTGTTAACTTATTAATAGTATTAATAATAATATTAATAATTGGGTTAATTACTTCAATATTTTCATTACAAACATAAGGGATTTGAATAGTTCCATTTGTAAATAATTTTAAATGATAAAATTTTTCTTTATTTAAAGAATCTAAAATAGTAAAAGTAATTTGACTATTAAAATATTTACCATTACCTTGTACTTTACGATTAGAAATAGGCTTAACTTTTTTTTTTCTACCTCTGTTTGATTTTTTCACTGGTTTAGTTAATTCTATATATTTATCAGAAATATATTCTTTAAAATTACAGCCAATTTTAATAATATCTGAATTATCATCTAATGATAATAATTCAATTAATTCTTTTTCTTTAAAATTAATATTTGATATTTTTGCTTCAACAGTAATAGTTGATAAAATTAAATCTGAAAATGTATAATCCATAGTTTTAGTTATTATTATTAATTATATTTAATATATAATTAAATTCAATTTTAAATAAAAAAAAAATATATATATTTTTTAATTATATTTTCTAATTTCATTAATATCATCAGATAAATCATTATATAAATTATCACTAATTTGATTTTTTCGTCTTTTAGAATGTAAAAATAAACTAGGTATTAATTCAATTAATAAAGTAGTAAAAGGAGACATTTCATATTTTTCAACAACATTACCAACAACTTGACTTGTTTCATTACGTAATCTTCTTAATTTAACTTTAACAACATCAGAATAACCTTGTAAATCAGGTCTTAATCCGAATAATTCTCTATCACCATTACATACCATTTCTAATCCACTAGCCATTGCTAAAATAAATTCTTCACCTAATGATGCATATCTATTACGATTTGATTTTAACATAAGTAATTTGGTAACATATTCTATTTTTTCTAAATCTGTATTATAATCAACTCTAGGGATTTTATCTAACGAAATTCCATCATCTTCTAATTCTTCCATTAAATTATCTATTTTTTCTAATAATGAAACTTTTAAATCTTCACGATTTTCATCATCAATATTAAATGATAATAAATTATTATTATTATTATTATTATTATTATATGAAGATTTTTGTTCAGCTTTAACATCTAAAATGGAATCAACAATTTTTTGATTTTTTTGTTCTTCTGTTAATTTATAAGAAAAAGTATTTGAATCATAATTATTTAAATTATTACTACTTGAAAAATTTATTAGTTCATCAATTTCTGAAATTGTATCATCATCATTATCATTACTATTATCATTACTATTATTATCATCATCATTATTATATATATCATTATTACTTGAATCATTTTTATCAATAATATTATCAATTACTTGATTATATTCATTAATAGGATTATAATTCATTAATTCATCATTATGATTAATAATAGAATCAAATTCCAATGAATTTTGTATTAATTCTTTTTCAATAGATTTTGGTTTTAATGAATTATCAATTTCAGAATTATTTAATAAATTTGCCATACCTAATAAAGCACTTGCATCTGTTATTTCAAAATCGTCTGTCATAAATGATAAATATTTTTTTAATTTAAATATATATTTAAATTATAATTTATATTTAAATTTTAATAATATTAGATATTATAAAATTTAAATATTATAAAAATGTATTATTTATCATTTGATATAGCAAATAAATCATTAGCTATATCATTAATAAAATTTGATAAATCATATAAACAACTTATTTATAATGCAAAAATAAAATCTAATAATTATGAAAATACAATAAAAAATATGACAAAATTAAATAAAGAATTAAATGAAATATTTAATTATTATATTTATGAAGTAGTAGATTTAATACCACAACAAAAAGTAAGAGAAACAACATTAATAGAGAGGTCTAAAAAATTAAAAGAATATTTAATGAATTTAAATATTCAAATATCTGAACTAAAAAATATAAATAATATAGAAAAAATTACAGTATTAGTAGAATATCAACCGAGTTTTAATGAGAAAGCAAGAACAATATATAATCAAATTATATATGAATATAGTAATTTATCAAATTATAAATTATATATAATGAATCCGTTATATAAAAATAAAATATATTTTGCAAATAATTTAAAACATTCATATTTTATTCAAAAATATAATAATAATTATATAGCAAATAAAAATCATACAAAATCTAATTTTTTATATTTTTTAGAGAAATATAAATTAAACTATATAATTAAAAAAATTAAAAAAAAGAATATAGATGATCTAGCGGATAGTTTTATGCAAATTTTAGCATATATATATTTTATAGAAATTCAATAACCATTTTTTATATTAATATTATTAATATATTGTATTTCTTTTTGATAATCTTGAATATCAAAATCACCACCATAAATTTTTAAATTATATTTATTTGGCGATTCTTTAATTTCTTTTATTTTTTTATTATAAAATAATTTATATAATTGTTTAATAGATTCATAAATATCAAAATTTTTTCTAGAATGATAATGAATATTTACATATCCTTGTAAACAACCTACACAACAAAAGTTTCCATATATATCATATTTAATACCTTCAGAAGTAGAATTAGTATTTAATATAATAAACCAAGGTGTATTTTTAAATTTTAGACTACAATGCCAACATCTAACATTAGTACTTTTAATCCAAGTATTAAAATTAATAAAACATTTAGGAATTTTTTCATAAATAACATTAACTTCATTATTAATTTGTTGATTATTAATATTATTTAATAATTCTTTTTGATAAATATCCTCAACTTCAATAATATCATCAAGAGTAATACCTTTTAAAAAAAGTATATTTTGTAAAATAAAATTAGAAACCATATTATTATTTTTTTAAAAATAAATCTTACTATTTAATATATAAAAAATAAATTTTATTATTTAATATATAGAAATTAAACTTTAAATAAAATATAATGTTTGTAGAATATGGTTATGATTATTTTCAACTCCCTCCACCAATTGAATTTGATGATTCTTTTTATAAAGAAATGGTATATCCAATAAAAAAAAAAGAAGTATTTAATAATGAATTAGAAGATATATTAGAAGAAATTGATGATGATTTAAACAAATCATCTAGTCAAACAAATAATTATAATAAACAGTATTATAATCAAATATTAAATAAGAAAAATTCTATGTATAATAATCTATCAAATCAATGTATATACTATAAACAATTATTAAATCATAAATATCAAGAGATATATAAAAAAAATAATGAAATTTTTATATTCTATATATTATTATTTATAGCAATTATAGTAATAATATATCAACGGATGTCTATTGAAAATATGTCTAATTTATTATATATATTAAAAATATCTGTAAAAGATATGCAAATAAAAGATTCAAATATTTAATTTATCAAATTTTATTATTTTTAATTTTTTCAATATCAAATTTTAATGCTTTGATACAATCAATTAAATATCCAATTAATTCTTTATTAGAAACCGTATGTAAATCATCAAAATTATTAGTTTTTTCAATATTAACAGCTGATGGGATTATTTTATGTAATTCTTGTGCAATTACACCTTTATGAATAATATTTTTAGAATCATTTATATATTTAAAATTATAAGTATTAATATTACAAATTTTTTTTAATGAATCGTCAAAATTAGAAATACCTAAAATATATTTAGTTCTAGAATCAGATAATTCCATTAAAGTATTACATAAAATATATCCATCATTTCTTATAGTTACAGTATTATTTAAATTACCATTATTCATATTATTAAATTTAATAATAGAATTTTCATAATTATTTTGATTATTTGTTATAATAGTTTCAATACTTGACATATTTCTTTTAATATTATTATTATTATAAGTATTAAATTTAATACCTATTCCTGTATTATTTAAATTATTTTCAGTTGTTATTTGAATAGGATAAATTAAATTATTATTTTTATCACTTAAAAATTCAATAATATTATTTGAATTATATATATTTAATATTCCATTTTCTAACATACGAAATGTTGTAAAATTATGATGTAAATTTTGTAATTTTAAACAATTACCTTTATTATTTTTTATATCAACAGTATAATCAAAAGAATCTGTATCTAATGTAAGTTTATTATTAATAAATGCATTATTAGTAGAAAAATTTTGTATACCACTAATAGATTTTCCGGAATCTAAAATCAATGCTTTTTTTGCTTCTGCTATACCTAAATAATTAATCTTATTATAATTTATTTGTTCAGCACTAGCTTCTACTAAAATATTATTAATCTTTAATATTGGTTGATTAATATCATTGACTAAATTAATAAAATTATTATTATATGTTTTAAAAATTAATGAACCTGCAGAATCTAGATTAATATCTGCATAATTATTATTATTATACATTAATCTAATTGTTTCTCCTAATTCATCATTAATAACTAATCTTTTTGTAGGATTTAAAGATATATTAATACCTATCCTTTGAGTATCACTAATATATAAAGCTGGTTTATTATTAGTTTTGAAAGTAATATTTGTATTTGGGGTATTATTATCATATATAGAAATACCTGAATCACCAATAAAATTATTTGAACTTACAGGGTTTCCTACATCGATTGTTACTTTTGTAGGTTTGTTAGGTAATAATACAGACATTTTTAAATTTTAAATTAAAGATTATTATTATATACTAATATATAATAATTATATTTAAAATCGATATAAATTATAAATGAGTGCAGCCACAGAAAGTCAAGAATTAACTCTAAACGCTAATTTAGTAACTGCAGTTATTGAATTAATTGATTTTTATTCTAAAAAAGGTGTATTTAAAGTTGCTGAATATAAAGACATTGCTTCAATTAATGAACGATTAACAGAAGTAAAAGAAGGGTATGAGAATAATTCTAAATTTACTCCATTAACAACAACTGAACTAGCATTTATTGTTCAAATTTTTAGAGAAGGTTCTCAACGAGTTCCAACATTAATTGATAGTTTTGGACAACTTTTTGGATTATTTCAACATTTTCAAAAGGTATTAGAGCAAGATTTAGAAAAAGAAAAAAATAAAGAAGGACTTCCTTCAATTGAAGAACTAGAAAAATAAAAAGTAAAAAGTAATATTAAAACATAATAGATTTTATTTTTTTTTTCATTTCATCTAAATTATCATTATCAAAATAAATCCAATTTATTTTTAATAATGTATCATTTTTTAAAATTTTAATATTAACAGAATAACCTTTTTTTTCTAAAATTTGGACTATATTATAATAAACTTCTAATTGAAAATCTTTATGATTAAAATTAGAAGGTATATTAAATGAAATAGGTAAATTAAAAATTAATTCAGTTAAATTATTTTTATATGCATCATCAATAGCAGAATTAATTTTATATGATAAATCGTTAATATAATTTTGTATTAAAATTTTTTTAGGATTATTTTTTTTTAATTTATCAGCTGAAATAATAATAGCACGATTCATTTTCTTATATATTAATTTATATAAATATATTTTTAATTATGTTATATATTTTAAATTTGCAGAATTTTGTGTAATTAATAAAAAGTTAATCGTTTTTGCATAAATATATAATTTAATAGGTGTATATTGTTCAATTTTTGTAGATTCATAATCTAAATATATTTCTCTTGATTTAGATAAATTTAAATAACCACATGGTTGATTATCTGATTCATAAAAAGAAAATGGTAAATAATAGATATTATTATTAGATGTAATTACATTTTTATCAGAAATATATGGTAAATAACTATCATATAAATTAACACTATTAAAACTATAAGTAGAAGTATTATTAATATTTAATTTAATATTATTAACAACATGTGATTCTTGATAATATTTAATACTATTATAACCAATAGTCTTAGTTCCTGCATTATCATAAATAACTGGAGTTTGAATATAATTTAAATCTAAAATAGCATTTTTATACCAAGTTTGTAAATTATCTAATCCAGTTTCATTAATAGAAGGTCTAAAATATAGATATAAAGATTCCATTGGAAATTTTAATTCAGGTAATAAAATTTTATCTTTATTTTTATTTAAAATAGTTGAAATACGTTTATGTATTCTAACTAAAATAAATCCTAATCTAGTAACAAAAATATCTTGAATTTCTGGATTAATATAAATATGATTTGTATATAATTCAATTTCTTCAATATTTGGAGTATTATATTTTTCATTATATAAATCATTAATTACATCAACACATGTAATTAATTTATTTACTTCTTCTAATTCAATACGTACTTTAACTTTACCATATTGGGATATATTATTTGGTAATGCTAATCTTTTATCTTTATTAAACCAAAATAATAAAGGAATATATAATTCTAAACTAGAATGATTATTTTTTAATGTTTGATAACCATTTAAAATTAATCTTTTTTCTTTATAATTATCATTATTTGGGTCTTGAATTAATGTAGCTTCTATTGGTATTTCTTGGCCTATACATTTTAACCAACCAATTTTTTTATCTTCTGAAACATGCATAAAATAATGAATATTATAATATTCACTTGTATATTCATCAATAACATTATTATTAATAATAAATTGAATATTTTTAAAAATTTTATGACCTAAAAAATCCGCATATCTTACTTTATCAGTTTCTTCTAAGGGTTTTAATTCAGATAGTCTAAGATATATAAACATATCACTTATAAATTCTCCATCAGGTGGTATAGTAAATTCAATAGAATTACCAAATAAAGGTTTTGTATTAATTGTAGAATTAAGATATTCAAATGAAAATTCAACAAAAGGTTTATAATGATTATTAATAAATAAAAAATGAGTTAGATCAATATCACTAGATTTAGGTTTAATATAATCAGTATAATTATCTTTTAAATGAGTTAATGTTTTTGTTAATTGAATAATTTCATTTTTATTATTTTCAAATTCTTTATTATCAACGAGAGTATAACTATTTTTATTTAATTCATCTAATTTTTTATTAATTTCATAGATTTTATCTTCTATTTTTTTTATTTTATCTTTTTTAATATTTAGTAATCTTTGTTTTATTTTATGTTGAGCAACTAAATAACTATCTTGATTGGTATCATCTAAAATTAATAAATTATATAATCCAGCAGTAGCCATTATAAATTTTTATAAATTTTATATAAATTTTCAATTATTATATTAATACTATTATCAATATTTAAAATATTTGATTTTATAATTTTATATATACATATATGATTATCTATAGAAGAAATAAAATTTTTCATAAAATTATTTTGATATATATTATTATCAAAAATAAGTGTAATTGGTTTATTTTTTTTTATATTAAAATTATTTATTTTAATTAAATATTGTGATATATTATTTAATTCTTTATCTATAATTTTTATAAATTCATTAATATTTTGATTTTTTAATTCTTTTAATTTATTATTAATAAATAAAAATGTATTATAATAATTATTATCTAATAATAATAATTCATTTTTATTAAGTATATTTAAAGTTAATAATTTATCAATAATTTTAAATATACATTCATTAGCTTTATTATATAAATCAAATTTTTCTATAAAATTCCACATAATAATTTCAAAAGAGTTAATATTATTAACACTATTTAGATAAAATATTAATAAATCTAAATCATCTGATTGAAATAATTTAACTAACTGATTTATTAAATGTTGATATTTTTGTTTATTTATAATATTATTATCAATTTGATTATTATATTTTTCTTTTAAAATATTATATTCAAAAATAATATTATCTATTTTATTTTCTAAAATTTTTTTAGTTATTAAATTAATAGATTTCCCATTTGATCCAATAATTTCAATACTCATATTAATGTTTAATTAAATAATATTACAATTATATATCTATTATATTATAAATATATATATTTTATTATTAAATATAATGTCATTACCTACTTTATTAAAAGAAAATGTTATTATTCCACATATGGGTGAAAAAAAAGGTGATATATTAAATATTCGAGGAATAGATTATATTATGAATTGGTTTAAAAAACGTATAGATAATCCAAATACTATAAAAACAATATCTGATAAAATAGTTATTTTAAAATCAGCAACTGGTAGTGGAAAAAGTACTGTTTTTCCAACTGAATTTTATTTAAGATTTTTTAATAAAATGAAAAAAAATATTATTGTTACTCAACCACGTATTTTAACTACTATTTCTATTCCAAAAGATATATCATCAGTTGAAAGTTATCAAGCAAAAAATAGAACTGATGGAATGGGAATAGAATTATATAAAAATATAGGATATCAAACTAAAGAATATATTAAAAAACCTTTAGAAAAAGGTATATTATTTTGTACTATTGGAGTATTATTACAATTTTTAAAAAATATGAATAAAGATATATTTTTAAATAAATATGGATGTATTATTATTGATGAAGCACATGAAAGAACAACAAATTTAGATTTAATATTTTATTATACAAAAACTTTATTTAATGAAATACCATTAGATAAATGTCCTTTTCTTATAATTGCTAGTGCAACTATGGATGTTAATAAATATGCTAAATATTATAATACAAAAACTATTTTTGAAATTATCGGAACAAGTCATAAAATAGATACTCATTATTTAAAATATGATTCTAGTAATTTATATGATAGTATAATTAATACTATTAAAGATATACATAATGATAATCAAAATAAAGAAGATATTATAAATAAATCAGATATTATTGTATTTATACCTAGTCAATCATATATTCTAAAATTAAAAAATAAAATTTTAGAATTAAATAACGAATTAACAAATAAGTTATTTCCAATTGCATTAGATAGTAAAGCATTTAAATCATCAGATATTAATTATCAAGCTTTATTTGAAGATTTAAATAATTTAACATTAGAAAATAATAATAAAGTAACTAGAAAAGTTATTATAGCAACTAATATTGCAGAAACTGGAATTACAATTAATTCTTTAAAATATTGTATAGATACAGGATTAGTTAATCAATTAGAATATAATCCAGTTATTAATTCTAATATATTAATTAT